CTTCTTGGATATGATCTGTTCGCTTCTGCTGAAGATGTTGACGTGTCATTGATTTTGACAGGTAAATCACGCGGCGGTACAAACGGCGAACAGCTTGGTAACTATCTGATTGACAACATTGCAGAAGTTCGTAAGGATTGCGTTGTGTTTGTTTCTCCAGCCAAGGAAGACGTTGTTAACAATTCGGGCGACGAGTCAACCGATGTTGTAACATTCCGCAATTCAATGCGTAGCAGCTCTTATGCTGTTTTGGATTCTGGTTACAAGTATCAGTACGACAAATACAATGACATCTACCGTTGGATTCCAATGAACGGTGACATTGCTGGCCTATGTGTTAGAACAGATGATACAAGAGATGCATGGTGGTCTCCTGCTGGTTTTAACCGTGGTCAAATTAAGAACATTGTCAAGCTTGCTTACAACCCACGTAAAGCTGACCGCGACATACTCTACAAGGCCGGTGTTAACCCTGTTGTTACATTCCCAGGCCAGGGAACAATTTTGTACGGCGATAAGACTCTGCTTGCTAAACCAAGCGCGTTTGATCGTATCAACGTTCGTCGTCTGTTCATCGTGCTTGAGAAAGCCGTTGCTACAGCAGCTAAGTTTACTCTATTCGAGTTCAACGACGATTTCACACGTGCTCAATTCCGTAACCTCGTTGAGCCGTTCCTACGTGATGTCCAAGGACGTCGTGGTATCTACGACTTCCAAGTGGTCTGTGACACTACAAACAACACAGGTGAGGTCATCGATCGTAACGAGTTCATTGGTGACATCTATATTAAACCTGCTAAGAGCATCAACTTCATTCAATTGAACTTTGTTGCTGTTAGAACGGGTGTTGAGTTCTCCGAAATTGTTGGTCAGTTTTAATTGATAAATAAAGATAAAGGAGAACAAACATGGCGTTTAACGTAAATGAGATCAGAAGTCAACTGACACTAGGTGGCGCACGTGGCAACCTATTTCAGGTGACTTTCACAAATCCAGCAAACAGTGTTGCGGATATTAAGGTCCCGTTCCTCGTTCGTGCTTCACAAATTCCTGAGTCAACATTAGGTACAATCGAAGTTCCGTATTTTGGTCGCAAGATCAGACTCGCGGGTGATCGTACCTTTGGTGACTGGTCTGTGACAGTAATCAACGACGAAGACTTTTTGATCCGCAATGCAATGGAAGAGTGGTCAAGCAAGATTAATTCTAATCAAACAAACCTTCGTGGATTTGGAGCTGCTTCCCCTCTACTATATAAGTCAACAGCGGAAGTAACACAATTCTCTAAGACTGGTGTTCCTATCCGTACATATAAATTTAACGGGATATTCCCTTCTTCTATCTCTGCTATTGACCTTAACTGGGGCGATACGGATTCGATCGAAGAGTATAATGTGACCTTCCAGTATGACTGGTGGGAAGTGAGTGGTGGCATTACCGGTAACGGTGGTGGAGCTTAATTAAGAGCGAGCGCCAACAGGCGCTCTTCTCTTTGATGGAGTAAATATGGCAAATTTTTTCGGCTTTGAGATTCGCCGTGCGTCGAATCAAGAAGTAATTCAGGACAATCAACCAACTTTTGCACCCGAAGTACAAGACGACGGTGCTGTCGTTGTTGCTGCTGGTGGTGTTTACGGTACATATGTTGATCTACAGGGCGCAGCAAGAACAGAGGCTGAGCTCGTAACAAAGTATCGTGAAATGTCTATGCATCCTGAAGTGGAGCGAGCCATAGATGACATTCTTAATGAAGCTATCATTGTTCAAGAAAAGCAACGAATTGTTCAGATCAATCTTGACGAGACGAAGCTCTCTTCAAATATCAAGAAGCTAATTACAAACGAATTTGAGAATATATTAACGTTGCTAGACTTTAACAAGTCAGCCTTTGATATATTTAAACGGTGGTATGTTGATGGACGGATATATTACCACATCATCGTTGATGTGACTGCTCCTCAAGAAGGTATTAAAGAGTTACGTTATGTTGATCCACGCAAGCTACGTAAGATACGAGAAATTAAACGTAAGCGTAGTAAGGAAACACAAACAGTAAACGTACAAACACATCAAGAATATTTCGTTTTTAACGAACGAGGTTTCCAAAATAAAGCTGGTGAGATTGGAACAAACTCTGCTGTTCAAGGTTTGAGAATAGCACCAGATAGTATTGTTCATGTTACCTCAGGTGTACTGGATCCAAACAACACGGTTGTTCTCTCACATCTGCATCCAGCAATCAAACCCCTCAATCAATTGAGAGCGCTTGAGGATGCCACAATCGTTTATCGTATCTCGCGTGCTCCTGAACGTCGTATTTTTTATATTGACGTTGGTAATCTTCCAAAGATGAAAGCTGAGCAGTATCTACGTGATATGATGCAGCGTCATAAGAATAAGGTGGTGTACGACTCGTCTACGGGTGAAGTTCGTGACGATCGTAAGTTTATGACGATGCTTGAAGATTACTGGTTCCCTCGTCGTGAGGGTAGCAGAGGAACAGAGATTACAACATTACCAGCTGGCCAAAACCTTGGTGAGCTCGCTGACGTTGAGTACTTCCAACGTAAGTTGTATGAATCTCTCAATGTACCACCATCTCGTTTGCAGAATGATGGTACGTTTATGTTTGATCAGTCGACGGAAATATCAAGAGACGAAATTAAGTTTACAAAATACATTGATAGACTTCGCGCCCGTTTCAATGAGATATTTTTAACATCACTAGAAAAACAACTTCTTCTTAAAAATGTAATCACTCAAGAAGAGTGGGACGCAATTAGAAACTCCGTCTCGTTTGATTATACACGAGACAATTATTTTG